CACGCTTTTCACCCTTTTGTCTTCCACACTTCTTACCAGTTCTTTGATCCTTCCAATCTTCTTTAAACCAACGCTTGAGTGCTAAACCAGCTTTTGTCTTTCGAACTGCCATTACGAATACTTCGTTTTCTTTCTTCTATTAGACATTATAGCTCCACAACCTCTAGCTATATTTTTGTTACTTGACTTACGTTTAGTCATTCTAACAACTTTGCCCTCTTTGGCTTTCATTGATTGCTCTCTGTCTACCTTTTTAATTGCAGCCATGAGACCACCCTCGGCTTTCTTTTTCTTTTTACCACCAGTGCCGTAGTTGGCTGCACCGACTTTTCTACATTTTGCGATAGCACCTGAGGCATACGCTGATGGAAAAACCTTATATCTGGCTTTTACTTTATGATAACATGCGTCTTTAGGCATAATACTTTCCTTTCATTATCTTCCAACAAGTGCAAAAAAATTCTCTTTTCTTACATTTATGGCATACTTTAATTGGTTCACCCCTTACGACCTCTCCTTTTTTTAGAGGCACAATGTGCTCTTTCAGAAAACCCTTTAGGTCGTTTACAATTGATCCGCCTCTTCCTTGCACTACTCCACTTTGAGGAGCGTTTTCCAGAAGACTTTGTGATCTGTTTTGACATTGATCCCCGCGAGATTGCCATCCTCACCCTTTCTTTTCATAAAATCTGCCCACAATGCAGTTATCATTTTGTTACTTTCTTTAACTTTTATTTCAGTAATTGCGGTTCTTTTGTCTACTTCTATGAGTGTTGTAACTATCCATGCAATAGATCCAGCAACAAGAACAACTGATACTCCATTTATCATGTCTTTAGTTCTTAACACTACCACCTCTTTTTTTAAATCTTTGATCTTTTGTTTTTGTTTGTGGAAAACTTTTTGGATATACATTTTTAATTGCTTTGTTCAAAAAAGTTGTTCTTTCTTTTTGTGGCATATTAGCTATGTAAGTTCTCAACAAACGCTTTTGTTGATTTTCTGTTAAATCTTCTAATTTTGGTCTTGGTGTTGGTTTTTTCTTTAACATTTCCATCTTCTTCTTGCTTGTCTCAATCTACTATTAGGATTCTTGGCTGCTTTAGGAAACTTTTTCATCTGACCTGCACTTCTTGCACAGAATGATTTTCTTCTTTTTGCAGCCTTACTTCCAGCTTTAACTTTACCAGTAACAGCAGTTTTTAATTTACTGCCTGGATTTTCTTTTCGATAACGAGCAACCCCAGCCTTTGTCATTCCCGCCCCAGCCTTAGTAGGGCGATAATATTTTTTGGTCTTAGGAGGTTGCTTGTCTCTTGTTCTAGCCATTACGATAAGAAAATAGTGAGCTTATTGCTACTACCAGTAAATGCAGATAGGTATGCACCACTCTCCGCTAATATACCATTGTCTGGAATATTGAGAGTATGCAATCCAGTTGGATAACTTTGTGCTATTAATGTAGCTCCACCATTACCATCTGTTATGGTCAAAGCTCCAGCTGCATCTGCAAAGATAACTATCTGTCTTATTCTTGACCTTGCAGGCCCTATGATAGCTGCAGCATCTCCTTGATTCACATTAAAGGCTTTTACGTCAGATCTTGTTCCAGCCATTTATATCTCCTATTATTGGTCAGCGAAAGCTGGAGCAGTCGTTGATGTAGCATTACCAAAAATCTGATAATTAGTTGTATTTAGACCCATGATAGTAACGTCAAATCCAGCAGGAACATTAAATTGAATACTACTGTTTGAACTACCATTTGAAAACACAGAACTAATTGCATTACCGTCAGTATCTAAAAATGTAATACCACCAATATAAAAATTAGTATTTCCTGGAGTAATTATTATAGCATCTGTTGCATCTGCGGCTCCTCCAGCATACACAAATCTAAACATAGACCCAGCTATAGGTGCTGGAAGTGTGTATGTATTATCTTGACCACCATCTGGTACAAGTAAAACTCTACCACTATGAGTAGCATTTGTAAGAGTTACGTTACCATCAGATAAACTAACTGGTGCTCCACCAAGAGTTGTTACCTCTGTAATGGTTCCACTAGTTGCATCTTTACTGATTGTTTTAATTGTGCTTTCAGATCTAATAGGACCTGAGAATGTTGTATTAGCCATGTATGTCTCCTTGTCTTGGCTGTTGTCGAAGTTAATTCTTCGTCAAGGTAGTTTTATTATACATAAAAAAAGGGCGACTGCAAATAGTCGCCCTAAAAAAATATTTAAATTTTTTATGCTCCAGGTGAACCGAATAGTGAACGAGGATCTGAGAAGCCGAAAGAATATCTCTCTCTTGCTTTATATCTCATGTTCCCAGTATCAAAATCTGGATCCATTGCTGTTGCCATTGGCATCCTTTCGAAATGCTTAAGACCATTAGGTGCGTCTGTCTTAATGAAAAACGCATCTGTGTCAGTCAAATAATCGTTGATGACATAGCCATTAGGTAACATTCCCATGTTTCTAATAGCATTAGCATCATTATCTGCTGTTCCAGGTCTTAATTGAGAGTTAAGTAATCTCTCTGCGACAAACTGTAGTTGTCTAGGAATGATTAACTTCATACCTCTTAGAGCGATAATTAAACCTCTCTCATCTACAAAGCCTGCAATCTTAATCAAAGCATCTTCTAAAGATGTTTCGTTTAAGTCTGCTGCAACAGTTGGCTCGTTAGCAAAAGTCCCACCATTTGTTAATGGGTGGTCTGTTGCTAGTAATGCTTTACCATCACCACCAGCAGTTGCTCCAGCAGTAAACGCATTATTTAATACGTTTGCAGCTTTCACTTGCTTTGTATGTGCCATTGACCTTGCAAGTGCTCTCGTATAACGAGCAGATAGCTTATCGTAAAGGTTATCCTCTACAGCCTCTTCTGTTATTGAGAAAGCCATTGCCACAGTCTCATGGTTATATCTTGAAGTGTAGGCTTCGTTTGCGTCATCAAATGTGACACCAGAACCTTCTTGCTTAGTAGGCGCTGCTCCGAAACCACTCAACATGACCTCTTCTTCAAAGGCTCTGTCTGAAGCCTCTGTGTCATAGATCTCTGCATGTTGACCTTCATACCTATTATACTCCATACCAAAGAGGGCGTTTAAGCCTGGCTCTAATTCTTTGGCGAGTTGTGCTCTTGAAATAGCCATATTACACCCTCCTTAAGATGCAGTAGCGTCAGCATCCGAAGAATTTAACGCATGGTTATTGATTTTAACTATGTATGAAACACCAGCAGCACTGTGATCTGCATTAGTTACATCTTCGTGGATACCTAAAATCATAACCACATTTGATGTATCTGTATCTTCAGCAGTTGATATATCTAGTACAGCAGAAGAAATACCAGTAGTGGTATTACCACTTGCTCCACTTGCTATATCAGCAGTCTTGAAAATATCTGCTTTAGCAGTTGCTCTGTCAGTGTTTGTTCCATCACTTGCGATAATAAATCTCTGTGATGGGTCATCATACACAAACCCTTTAATGTCAAAGTTAGTATTGGCTGACCCACTTCCAGGCCATGTATTACTAAACCTTAACTTGCCAGTGGTTGCATCCACGAACTCACATCCAGCAAAGATACCAACTAATTGGTCTCCGTTACCAGAGGCAGAGGCGATCTGAATAGTTCCGCCAGTTAACTCGGCTTTGACTGGTGAACCTTGAAAGATCGCGGAAGCATTACTAGCAATAAAGTATTGACTCGTACCTTGAGTCGCTGGACTTGAACCATGTTTTCCAACAGGCTTAAACCCAAAAGCTACGTTTATATTAGCCATTTATTGCTCCTTATAATTACTCGACATCAGAAGAATTTAATTTACTCCCTTTGCCGAAAGTTACACGACTTTGCCTATCTGGTTTATGGATAGGCATTGAGGGATGTTGCTCCCTCATCAAGTTTTCATCAACGGCTGTCATTTGGTTGCGGGTCTGATCCCGAAAATATTCAGTTCGTTCATTTACCGTCTCCGTGGGTATTCGTGCCAACATTAAACCACCGACACCAATAATTCCTTTGTTTTTACCCTCTTCAATAACTGGATACTTTGCAGCTTCGGCTCCGTATTCGTCTGCCCTTACTGGTTCCCATCCTTCTCTCATTCTGGAAAAAACATTTGATTTATCGTCTTCACCACGAATGGCGGTTCTGATCCATCTATGTTCAAATCCATCTGGAGCTGGAGGTGCATCCAACTTTGCTGGAGGTTGCCAAGGTTTTCTCCTCGTATTATTTGCACGATTTGTGGCTTCTCGTGAAATTCTGTTTGTACTCATAATTACTCCTTCACATGCTTTGCATATTCTTCTAATGGGACACCTAATCTTTTTGCTATCGCTATCTGTGATGGCGTTAGCTTAACTGTCCTCTTTCCCTTTGTTGTTGATCTTGAAGCCGTGGCTCCAGCAGATGCAACTCTGGGACTTGAAGTTTGTGTTCTCATATCCGAAAACTTATGTGGAAATTCTGTTCTCATTCTTCTGTCAAGTTCAGTATAATAGTCTTCGGTGTTTGGGTCAAACCCTTCTTGTTCAATTAATGTTTTATGAACACCAAAAGCAGCGTAAGTCATGGTCTGATCTTGCCCAAACCACTCATTATCTTGTGCCCATTTTTCGGCTCTTGGGTCTGGTTTGGGTTGTGCTGGTGCTTGAGGTTGTTGTGCTGGAGCTTCTTTTGTAACTTGTGCCTGCTCCTCTCTTTCAGCTTTTAATTTTTTAAGACTAGCCTCCTCCATAGCTATTCGAGCTACATTTTGTTGTGCCTCATACAAAGCGTCTGCATCTCCAGACTCTAATGCTTTTTTATAGGCTTCTTTTGCAGCTTGTGCTTGAGCGGTTACTCTATTGTCAAACTCACCAACATAGTTAGTATCTAGTTTTTCTAATCTTGCTTTGAGTTCTTCGTTCTGTTTTTTGATAGATTCTGCATAAGTGATTGCAGATTGTTTCTGTCGTTCTTCTTCACGAAAACGGTTCGTAAGTTTTGATATACGCTTTTTAACGCCTTCTGAATACTCAGAAAGATCCTCATCGGCAACATTCTCCTCACCTTCGGCTGCGCCTTCGGTATCTCCGACAACTTGGGTTGTTTCTTGGGGGGTCTTCCCCTCTTCTTCTGGACCATCTTCTACCTCCACTTCTTCAAAAAGTTCTTCTTGTTTTTGTTGTTGCATACATTAATCTCCGTATGATTTAATGTCATCGGGATTGACAATGGTTGCAATGACCTCATCGTCATTGATGATACGCACTTCTCCGCCCTCTATCTGGAATCTAGAACCAGCGTAACGACCAATACATATCCAGTCGCCCTCCTTACACCATGCTCCGTCTTCTCCAAATTTGTCTAAATCTTTATATGCTAGTGGGCCTACTTTAACCACATATGCTACAACTGTAGCTCTGGCTTCTTTATCTCTTACAGAGTCTGGGACATGAACACCACCCTCTGTTGTATCTTTACCCATGTAAGGCATAACAAGTAACCTCCAACCAGTTGGTTGTGGCACTCTGTCTTTTAATGATAATTTTTTTGCTTCTTCGTCTGCTTTTTTCTTAGCTTCTTTTTGTCTAAGAACATATTCAGGGACTATCAATGTCATTGTCTGTTTTCTCCAGCAGGGTTCTTAATTGTTCTAATGCGTAGGTTAGACCCTGGATTTCACCTACCATTGCTTTGTATGACTCCATATCAGAAGCATTACCGCTTGTTAGAGCAATACTAATATCTTCAATACGAGTATTCAAGGACTTTTTGTATTTATGTAAAAAATCTGTAACTTTCATTAGTCTAAGACTATAAAATTTCCAGTGTCTTCAAACGGTTTTTGGTTACGGATTCTATTAAAATAATCTTGATCAATACTAGCCAACGGATCTACAGGTCCAAATTGTTGTTGTCTTAAACGAGGACTTAATGCAAATACATCTCTTGAAAAATCTCTATCTCGTCTATTTTGTGCTGTTGGTAACAGATTAAAAACACTAGACGGAAGTAATGATGTTCTCACTTTAGATATTGGTGCTATCGGATTTGTTTCTAAATTTGAAGGTATTAATTGTAGAGCATCTGCAACAGACATGTCTGCCTCTTCTCTTTCTTGGGGCCTTACGTTAGCTATGCCAGTATTTGTTGGCATTGAACCAAAAGTAGAACCTGATGGTATGTTTCCATAATTAAATTGTGGTACTTCATCTCTAATTGCTGCCATTGGCATATTCATAGGATTCGTATCAGTTTCTTGTGATCTAAAACGATCTGTAAGACTTCCTATACCACTGGTTATGCTATTTATGATATCTGTTAAAGGTTGAACGGATTGTTGTGACTTCGCCATCTCTCTTTTAAAAGCATCTGAACTCTCTGGTAGTCCTCTGTTTCTTCCAAAAAGATTAGTAATTGTGCTTAAACCTGGAATCATATCAATAATACCACCTCTTGGAACCTCTCTTACAGTGCCTTCCATAGTTGGTTGACCAATGTAAAAGTCTCCCATTCTATAATCTTGACCTGGACGATTTAGAGAGGGTAATCCCATAGCTTGTCGATAACGTAAATTATTAACATCTTGAACACCACCAGAGCCAAGTATGTTTGTATAATCTACATTTTCTGCACCAAATATTCTTGAAAAAATAGAGTCTGGAAAAGGATTAGTAACAGTAGCACCTCTAGTTTCCATATAACTTTGAGGACTTATGAAACCAGTAATGTTCGTTCCAGGTATAGTAGTTCTTTGAGTGTAATCTAAAGCATCACCCTCATCTACACTTGCCATTCCTACTTGAGCTGGTTCTGGTGTTGGACTTACATCAAACCCCGCGTCATCAAAGGCATCATTAAAATCTTCGTCCACTAATAGACTCCTTTAAATCCAGTTCCTTTTACTGCTGCACCAGTTCCTCTAGCTACACCACCACCACTAAATCTTTTTGGTGCTTTCATTGACATTTCTTTCATGCTTCTTCTTTTACGAGAAGGTACACCACCCCTCACTGTACCTCTTTGAGCTCTACCTGATCTTGGTTTTTCTCTTTTACCTGGTGAACCCATAGTTTCCTTTTTAGTGGGCACTATTTGTAAAGATTCTATCTTTGCCATGTAGCTACCATCTTCCATATCGTTCATGCCACCCATGTCAAAAGACAACATGCCACCTTTTTTCTTGAATCCCATTTTTGCAACTACATCTGGTCTTTCTTCTTTAAGAGCTTTTAAACCTGGATTATCGTCTGGTATTGGCTTTAATCCTCCGTTTGCTTTTTTAATCGGTTTCTTTTTACTATCTTTTATCATTTTAAGCATTAACTCCTTTGTTGATTTGCCACCTGGTGTTTTATCTAACGCTTCTATTTTTTTAATTTCTTTACCTAAATCAAAGCCACCACCTTTTTGTTTAGCTATGACTAATTTTCTAATTTTTTTCTGAGCTTCTTCTGGAGTAATCTTTCCAGAAACAGAATCATTTACAATATTTTTAAATTGACCAGCCTTTGCCTGCATAGATTTATCTTTGTTAATTCTAGTAACTTTACCATTCTTTGCTTTTACTGGCATAAACTTCTCCAATGTTGAGGAACCACCGTCTTTTAAACGTCTTCCTTTGTTAACCAACTTCTTGGCTTTATTGTATGATAAACCCATATCATTTGCAAATTGTTTAATCCGTGTCATGTTCTTGCTCTCCTTATTGCTTCTTTACCTTTTTTAAAAATACTGGCTACTTTTGACTTCCCCATTACCTTTGCTCTTTGCTCACCGACTGTAAGGATTTGTATTTTTCTCGCAAAAGGTTTATTGATTCTCTTAACTTTGGCAACAGTTGCTCGGGCATCCGCCTCCGTAGCAAATTTAATTCCAACCGTGTCTTTAGGGTTCTCATCCGTATATAGTCTTCTGCCCGAACCTTTAGGTTTTTTACCAGTCCCAACTTTAGGATCTCTTTTTTTTCTTTGCACCGAGTACACCTTTCAATGTTTTTGCTTGTCCAGCATGAAGTTTAGAGGCTTTACTGAGAGCCTTTGCAACTTTCTTAACCTTTTTTCTTTTTCTTTCTGTCAACACCCTTGATAACTCCTTTGTTTTTACTTGCATAAAATACTGTCTCTCCTTTTTTCTTGCCATATTGATCTTTCATAGACTTCATTATCTTCTTTCCTTTTTTTGTCAACGGCATGATTATTTTTTCGCAGTCTGTTTTGCTCGTTTAAAGTTTTTTGCAGTTGGTGCTCCTTTTGATCCTTTTTTTCGCATCTTTTCACCACTGCCTGCGGCAATTCTTTTCTTTTTAGCGTGTATGTTTCTGTATAAACTCATAGTATGTATCCTTAAATGTCTAAATAAATCTTGTGTTATTTTTTCATGTTCTCCCTAGCCACTCCTTTTGATTTCTCATAGGATCTCATTCCTCCCAATCCTAATAATGAGAGGGTTAACGTCATAAGTTCACCCGTGGCTAAACTCGGCAAAGTTACATCTGGCATCCATATCGCTGTTGCCCATTCTGCAATAGGCATGATAAAAAACTGAGTTAATAACCCTAGAGCACAGATCCACATTATGGCTGGGCGGGCTCCTGCTACAAATATTGAGGGGTGTTTCGCCTGTTCAGCATTTGCAGCGATTTGACCTTTTGCCAAATCGTGAGCATGACGAGTGGCTAGTGTGGCTAAGTCATGTGCCAATTTGTTTTTTTGGTCTTTGTCCTCTATAAATTTTCCGACCAGTTTACTGACTGGACCTATTAAAGCTGTTAACATTATTTAACTCCGTTCTTTTGCATGTACGCACTCGTTCCCATGTATGTACCCACTATACCTGCACCTGAGATATAGAAAAGGTTAGATATGTCTGACAGCGCGGTCACGCGGTCAATCGGTACGAAAAACATGGCAACTGTAAATACACCCATACCTATTAAAGTATACCTAGCCATGCGTAGTTGTGCTAGGTTTTTTCTAAGTTTTGTCTCCATTTCTTTAATCTCTTTAGCTTGTTTTAGCTCCTCGTTAGTGATTTCGTTATCACCATCGAGATCGTATTCGTCAAGAATAGAGTCTTTTTGTAATCTTTTCTGTACTTTAGCCAAAATAAAAACCTCCTAAAAAAGAACAACACCAAATAGATAATGTCATAAAAATAAAAGTTTTCACCCTTTTTTTTCCTTATAGAGCCATGCAAGAAATATTATAAATCCAATAACTGTGATAAACAAGACAGTCCAACCAACATATTCCCAGATTTTTCTTATAAGCTCTTGTTTGGCATAGATTTCGTCTCTTCGTTTTTTTCTTATCTCAGCTTCCATTTGCAAAATCTCATTCCATGATTGGGGTCCGTAGTGAAAATTTAGAAATGATTTAAGTTCTTGTCTTTGTGCCTCTAGTTTCTTTTTTGCAGTAAAGGCTTCTATAGCAGATGCTTCTATCTCTTTTCCTTTAAATAATTTTATAAGTGGTGACACATTTTTCGCGGACTTTTCAGTGTTTTCTACGTCTGAAACCGCTCCCATCCAACGGCTTAAATCTTTGCCCATAGACTCAATTTCACGACCCGCGGCAAATCCGCGTTTGATTGCGTTAAATGCCGTATTTGCGGCTGTAATTGCTACACCGATTGAGGCAGGATCGAGCATTACTTTCCTTTCAGAGAAGCCTGTGTGTTTATCCTATAAATATTAACATCATTACGGTCTTCTGCTATCTGTTCTTGCGTTTCTTTTCTTTGTTTCGCTAATTCAAACGCTTGTGCTAGTTTTGCTTGGTCAATTTGAAAGTTCATCATGTCATTTATAGACTTTCTTTGTATTTCAGCCGTATCATTCTCTAATTCTTTCTGTCTTATGTCTACGAGAGGGTCTGGCTTCTGTGCTGGTTCAATAACTGGCATAACTTCTTTCAATATTTCGCCAATTTGTTGTGATATTGCGGCTTCAATGGCTGCTGGATTAATTTGTGGCACTTCTTCGCCTCTTTCTACAGCTTCTTGTATCATAGTTTGAAAGAATTTAGTCACTTGATCCCTTGCTAACAGACCAACATGTTCTTGAACATGAGATTGTAACAAAGCGTATCCTTGAGGATTAGCTTGTGACGCTAAATTTGCTAAAAACGTAGCATGTGCCACTAAATGTGCCTCGTGATCTTGTTCTGGAAAGGCTTGTAGTGCCATTCCTTTAATAGAATTAGCGTTTTCTGTTGCTGGATCTACTGGTGCAGGTGGTTGTGGTGGCGGTAATATGCCATCTATATTCTTAATATCTAGTGCATCGTACATTCTTCGGTATGCTTCATACTGATTATGTAAAGTTGGTGCAGCTTGTGCTAGTTGCAACTGTGTTTGTGCCAAAGACAGCCTCTGTGCCATAGAAAAAAT